ATTATTAAAACAAATTACATAACGGAGGTATCATGGATACATTAAAATTTTTAAAACAAATTCGTTCAATTATCCGTGAAGAAATTGAATATGCACTTGACAAGAAACTTAACGAGAATCGTCGTAAAGATGATCGAGAAGTTTTATCACATGGTATGAATCTTGTAAAAGAGGTACAACAGGTACCAAAGAAAAAACTACAAACACCAAAAACTGCAAATACAAGTATTCAGTCTCTATTAGAAGAAACACGACGTTCTATGGAAAATAGTATGCGATACGATTCTGATGAAACTACAGAATATAAATTTTCTACAAATGATTTGAACGCATTTTCTCAACCACATGGTGCAATTCCATCTGGTATAAATTCTTCAGATATTGCACCGGAAGTTGCACAAGCTTTAACTCGTGATTATTCGGCGCTAATGGCTAAAATAAACGAAAAAACAGGGAGATAATTAGTGAGCTTCAGAAGAAAAACAATAATACGACCAACTGAACAGGCAGTTGATATGAGGTTTGCCAAACCTATTGGGGTAACTATACCATTTAATAATCCACATGGAATATTTACTCAAAGTTATACAAACCGTGTACAAGTTTTTTCTAATTTAAAAAATTTACTACTAACTGCCCGTGGTGAACGATATATGTTACCTGAATTTGGTACAAATATAAGACTTATATTGTTCGAGAACATCAGTAGTGAAGAAGAATTTGAAACACAACTAAAAAATGAGATTTCTGATGCAATTGGTACGTGGATGCCATATGTTATAATTCAAGAAATAGATGTTAATATAAATATGTCAGAGGATGGTAGAGTAGATAATTCATATCATGCCGTAGGAATAAAACTATTAGTATCTGTCACAAGTACAAACATATATTTACCTATTCAGATATTTATATCAGATACGGGTAATTTGACAATTGAAGAGGCAGTTTATAATGGCTGATTTAGTAAAAAAAGATATACGTTATTTATCAAGAGATTTTGGGTCTCTTAAACAAAATCTTATTGATTTTGCAAAAAATTATTTTCCAAACACATACCAGGATTTTAATGAAACATCTCCGGGTATGATGTTTTTGGAGATGGCGGCATACGTCGGTGATGTACTTTCGTATTATACAGATGTAACATTACAGGAATCCTTAATATTACAATCGTCAGAAAGACAGAACATATTAAATATTGCACAATCTCTTGGTTACAAACCCAAAAATAGCATAGCATCAAGTGTTAAATTAGATGTATTTCAAATTGTCCCGTCAAAAGCTGTAGGTGTAGAATTGGTTCCCGATTATGTATATGCATTTGCGATAGAACCGGGAATGATAATTGGTGCAGATGTCAATAATATAACAACGGAATTTAGAACCATAAATTATTTAGATTTTAAATTCAGTAGTTCTTTAGATCCAACAGAAGTTACACCATATGAAATAAATGACATCACAGGAGAAGTTGAATTTTGGCTATTACGGAAACAAACAAATGCAATTTCTGGTAAGATAGAAAGTCAAACGTTTACATTTACAGATCCAAAACCATATGATAAAGTAAATCTACAAACTGTACCAAATTTGATTGAGATACTTTATGGTATAGATTCTGACGGTAATAAATGGTATCATCTTCCCTATCTCGCACAAGATACTATCTTTGAACCAACACCAAACATATCAAGAAATGACAGACAATTAAGTTCCCATAGAACAGAAACACCGTATCTTTTAAAACTACGTAAAGTTTCAAGAAGATTTATAACAAGACAAACAGGTGATGATGTATTTGAGATACAATTTGGTGCCGGAGTTTCTGATTTGGATGATGAGCTCCTTATACCAAATCCCGATTTAGTTGGTAACTCTTTATCGGGTATTGAAACTTCAACTTCAACTGATATTGATCCATCAAATTTCTTGTATACAAAAACATACGGTTTGGCACCAAATAATACGGACATAACCATATATTACACATTGGGTGGTGGAATAAAAGACAATATACCAAGTGAAACTGTAACAAGAATAGTGACAAAAACACTTTTAATTGATGAAACAGGATTGGATACAGTAACATACAATCAATGTATTGGTAGTTTGGCCGTCACAAATCCAGAACCGGCAACTGGAGGAAAAACACAAGAAGATATAAATGAAATTCGTCAGAACGCTCTTGCTTATTTTGCTTCACAAAATCGTGCTGTAACAAAAGAAGATTACATTATTCGTGCATATAGTTTACCACAAAAATATGGTTCTATTGCAAAGGCATACATAACAAAAGATACTCAACTTACGAGTGATTCTGTATTTAATAGTGATAGAATACAAAATGATTTAGCATTAAACTTTTATGTGCTAGGATTTGACGGTAATGCTAAGTTAACTACTATAAATGATGCAACAAAAGAAAATTTAAAAACATACTTGAACTATCATCGTATGTTAACAGATGCTATAAATATTAAAGATGCCTATATTATAAATATAGGTGTAGAGTTTGATATTATAACAATGCCTGATCAAAATGGTAACCAAGTTATCCTTCGATGTATTGACAGATTAAAAGAATACTTTGATATAAAGAAATGGCAAATAAACCAACCAATTGTTATAAGTAATATTTTTACAGAATTAGACAAGGTAGACGGTGTTCAAACCGTGGTTGATGTAAAGATTACCAATTTACATGATGTAACTATTGGATATTCAAAACATGCATACGATATAACACAGGCAACAAAAGATGGGATAATATTCCCATCTCTCGACCCATCTGTTTTTGAAATAAAGTATTATGACAATGACATAATTGGTAGAGTGAGGGCTTTCGGATGATATATAGCATTTACTCCCAACTTGATTCAACGATATATGAAAAAACAGAATCGTTAAATACAGGAACTGATCAAATTCTTGAACTGTCTCATGTTACAGTTGGTACTTCTTCACGATATAATAGTCGTGTACTTTTAAAGTTTGATTTATCAGATATAGAAAGCAAAGTAAATACCGGTAAAATATCCTCAAATGCAAAATATTATTTGCAGTTGAGATCGGCCGAGGTGACTGAAATACCACAAGAATACACAGTATATGCATACCCAGTTAGTTCTTCATGGAGGAATGGAACTGGTAAATATTTTAATACACCTATTACAACGGATGGTGTTTCTTGGAAATATAATCTTTCAAAACTTAATGGAAGAGAATGGAATATACCCCCAACAGTAACTAGTTTTGAATGGGACTCGATAACAGACACGTGGGTAAATGCAAATTTAATATTTGGTTCTTTAACAGCCGAGGTTACATCTTCGTATTTTACAAACGAAGGTGGTGGCACTTGGTGGGATTTTGATAATGTGGAATGTACACAGTCATTTTCTTTTGAAACATCTGACCTCTATATGGATGTAACAAGTATTGTAAAAAAATGGATAACTGGTTCTGGTGCATTTGATAACGAGGGCTTTATTTTAAAGTTTGATAATGACATAGAATCATCATACGAAACATTAACAAGCCTAAAATTTTTTAGTACAGATAGTAATACAATATATGTCCCTAGACTTCATGTAGTTTGGAATGATTCCACATTCATTACAGGTAGTTTAACGGCGGTTGATGATGAACAACTTGTTTTGAATGTAAAATTAAAAAAATATTATTCTGAAAGTGAAAAAGCAAAAATAAAAATTTATGCTAATCAAAGATATCCACAAAAACAATACACCACACAATCTTATTACACCAAAAATTATTTCTTACCATCAGCATCCTACTATGAAATACGTGATGCCCATACGGATGAAATAATTTTACCATTCAATACTACAGGTTCCAAAATAAGTTGTGATGGTACTAGTAGTTATTTTAATCTTTGGATGGATTCGTTTCAACCTGAAAGATTTTATCGAGTGGTTATAAAAACAGAAACTAATGGTGGAGATAACGTTCAGATATTTGATAATAACTACTACTTCAAGGTTACAAGATGATTACTCTTGCGGAGTTTTTGTATTTAGATAACGTTCAGGAAACACAGGCTAGAACATTACTCGATACATATGCAAATGTAAAATTGGAATCACCATCTGATTTTAGAGATTTCTTTGCAAATGAAAGTATTGCCTTATTAAAAGACACCGTAGATACTAAAACAGAAAAAATATTATTACTTGAAAGATTTAAATCATTTCGTGGATCTGTTGATTACATAAATGTGCGTAAATTTTTAGAGGATCAAGTACGTCTAAATAAAAGACTGAAAGAAATTCAGGAAAAGGGTGGAACAGTTGAAAATGTGTCCAATGTATTGAATGGTATAACACAAGACCCGGTAGACCCATTCTTTAATTTTGTTATTAGAAAAATTCTTACAGGAAGTGAAAACGGAACTTTACCGTCAGAAGAACTACGAACTATACTTGATAAACTAATCAAAGAAAGTTCAAAAGAATACTATGATGAAACTTCAGATTTGGTCAGAGATTCAAATGACAGAATAGAGTCATTTAAAAATATCTTTAAAAATAAAGGAAGAATTCGTATACCAATATTGGATGAACGATTCCTCACATCGGATTTTAGATATATTGTGTCTACAAATTTTAAATCACTTCCCGATGCAGTCTCAGCCGAATCAAATGTTTTAAGAAAGGCAGCCGAGGCCACATCAACAGATATTATATCTGGTAATGATGAGGCTACACAAGACTTTTTAAGTAATTTAATAAACGAAGACGGCAATTCAACCACTGCTCTTAACGCAAAAATTACATCTTTGGAAGAAGCTGTGAGTATTAAAAATGATATAATACAGAGTCAAATAGATGCCGAGGTAAGAATAGATGAATCGTTAACTGCGTTGGCAATAGAAAGTGCAGGTAAGAGTGGAACAATACAGACATTGGAAGAAGCAAATGCAAATTTACAAGATCAGGTTGATACAAAACTCGATAATATCCAAAAAAATGTATCAGATCAAATAAGCCAAGTTACAAGTACATTAGATACATTATCTCAAACAGTAATATCTTCTGCAAATGCAGCTAATAAAGCACAAGATTCTGAAATACAAGACTTGAAGAATAAATTGGCAGAATTGGATAAACTCAAAACCGAAATAGAAGAATTGAAAAAGAAGGTATA